TGTTTTGCTTTTTAGATTTATAAATTTACGATTATAATCTTCTTTAGATATTAAATGTAAATCATCTAGTTTTAAATTTAGAAGATTTGCATCAATTCGTTCTGCAATTTTTTCTTCTGCCATTTCTAATGTGATATACAAAACATCTGTGCCTTGAGAAATACATCCTGCGGCTACATGGCACATAAACAAACTTTTACCAACACCAGTACCTGCTAGAGCAATGTTAAGAGTTTTATTAGGTAACCCACCATTAGTGATACGATTGAAATAATCTAAATCAAAAGGAATTCTTTCTTCTTTTCTATGATAGAATTCAAATCGGCTTTCATAATCACTTATATAATCGTGACCAACATTTCTATCAAAAGACACGCCTAACGCATCAGAAAGAATTTTTGGTATTTCACCTTTTGCTTTTTTGCTGCTCTTATCATCTAGAATCGTAACTGATTCCATGATTGCATTATATAGTGCTTTATCTTGGCAAAACTTTTCTGTATTTTCAGTTAACCACTCAATGTTCGTTGGTTCATTTTTGTTGTCTTTTAATGATTTTAGAATTTCAATTGAATTGCGAACCTGTTCTTCGGTTAATTTTTTACTTTCTGTAAAATTAATTACTAAAGATTCGTATGTTGGTAAATTCTTATATTGTTCTACAAATGATTTTATTTCAATGTAGACATTTCTCTCGTTTTGGTCAGAAAAATATTCTGATTCTATAAAAGGTAATACTCTTCTAGTATATTCCTCATCATATATCAGATTTTTCAGAATAGAAAGTTCTAGTCGGTTCAAGTTTTTCTTCCGTTAAAATTAGTTCAGTAAGTATGTCACCTAACATTGTAACAAACTTTGCATCATTATTCAAGTCATTTTTATCATATTTCATTGTATTTACTACATGATATCCAAATTTCAAATTAGCCATATTAATATCTTCCGAAACACTAGCATAGGTATAATAATATACGATGCCTTTATATTCAGTCCGAAGAATTTCTATGCCAGTTAAATCTGTGTCTGGAAAATTATGAAATTTATAATCTATATTTTCTTTGAATTTTTTATGCTTTTTCAGATTCCAAAACATCATTTTCTCCCATAATATCTCCCATAATATTACCATAAGCGATTTCATATTTTTTCCTTACAAATTCATTAAAATCCTCTTTAAGAAGAATGTCGGACCAAAATTCTTCAGACATAGTGTCCGATAATCTTTTCTTAGTTCCAATTTCTCCAGTATTTTTATCTACTTTACTATACCATCCATTTGTTGGTTTAATAACATGACCAGATTCTAATGCATTCTCAAGTAACCCAGACCATTTACTTATTCCACCTTCAAATAAAACACAAACTGGAATTTTAGATTTCTCTCTAACATTTCTAGATTTCTCTACATTAATGATGAAATTATATCCAACAATTTCTGTTCCTTCTTTCTCTTGTTGGCGCCCAATAATAAAAATATTATCTGCTGAATAATAACTTCCTGTTCCACCACCAACAATATCTTTAGGGAACATTCCTATTTCTTTATATGTATGATTCACTACAACCATAGGAATATCTTTTAAGTTTAGGTGTGGTGTTACCATACGAAATAAACTTTTAACTTGTTTCGCTCGGCTCATATCTGCTACAGATTTACCATCAAGAGCATCCTCAACTTCTTTCTTTGATGCTAAATTACCAATTGAATCAATGATAATCATAACCCTTTCGTTTCTTTCAATGCCTTCAAGTTGTTTCATTATATCAAATTTAAGTTCTTCAATATTTGTTAAAGGAGTATGCAAAACTCTATTTGTATCAATATCAAAAGTATTAAAATAAGATTGTGGTGTTCCAAATTCAGAATCATAAAATATAATAACAGCCTCTGGATATTTTTCCAAATAAGATTTAGCCATTAGCAGACTGAACGCAGTTTTAAAATGCTTAGATGGTCCAGCAAACATAGTAATACCAGGAGTAAAACCTCCATTTAATTTTCCAGATAACGCAACATTAATCATTGGGATAGAAGTCGGTATCATATCCTTTTGAGTAAAAAACTTTGAAATAGATAAAATTGCACTGTTTTTAATAGTAGAATTATTTTTAATTTTATCAAGTAGAGACATAATATTCCTTAGAAGAAGTTAGATAGTGAATTGGTTTTTTCTGCTTGCCAATTCATACAGTTGAGGATAATTTTTATTGGGTCAAGAAATGCTTTTTCAAATTGTAAATCATAATTTATATAGTTATCAAGTCCAAATTCAGAAGGTAATCTGTTTGGATATGAAATCACAGTATCATTGATTGGGTTTGGTTGAATTAAGTAAGTAAATTTAAGTTTCTCACCCTCTTTAATTATTGGATACTTATTTGTTAATTTATGTTTATTTAAAAGATAGTTGTATAGCAAAGAACCTTTTACATGAATTGGAGTGCCTTTAGTGTATATCAGTATATTGTCTGTATAAGTTTTTAGACCATTTACAGAGCGAGGAAAAGATATCTCTTCAATTGGCAGTTTTTTAAATTCTTTGCGAAAATCTGCAATATAATCTTGCACTTCATCTTCGGTGCCTGTTACCATTAATTTGATAGTCTCTTTCATTTTATCTCTGATAGCAGAAGGAGTGGAAGACTTTATCATTTCAAGACCCATGACTTTCATCTGCGGTACCGAATATTGAACGCCTTCATTATTATACACATTCAAAATGTATCGTTTCTTAGCAGTCCAAATTCCTTTATCAGAAAGCCCTTCACGTTTCATTTGCATTTTTTGGGCAAACGCATTAACATACGAAGCGAGTTCCTGATAACTTTCGTCAATATACGGTTGTAACTTATCTTCACATACACGGTCCATGAAGGAGATAAGTTGATTAACATTCGTCTTTTTAGAATACACCTTATCAACCAATTCACCAAGACGGAGATAAATTGAATCTGTATCCGAGGCGATAACATAATCTACACCATTTGTTTTCAATAATCTATTCATATAACCATTTAACTTATCTTCAATCCAGCGAATAGAAAGTTGACCGGCTTGAGTGACACCTAATGCTAATCTTAAATCAAAAAATCTAAAATATTGAGAACCCATTGCACCATAAGCTGAATTTAAGGAGACTTTTTTTGCAAGTTGTAGATTATCATATCTAGCAATTCGTTTCTCTAAATCTCTTCTTTTAGTTGGGTCAGTTTCAATTTCATATTCTTTCTTAGACTGAATCATCATCTTTTTAAACTTACTTCGGTCTATATACATTTCTTCTAGCATCTTAGGTAAGAAACCTTGTTTATCTGTACGGAAGAATTGACCGTTCGGTGTAAGTGTGTAGTTATTAAACATGCTAGTATCAATTTTTTTACTTAGCATGTTTTCAACAGAAACACCAGATGAAATAATTCTTCTCATGCCATCATCATAATCAGGAACATCAATTACTGTTTCGGGTGAAATATTATATTGTACCATCAAAAGTGGATACAAAGAATTCAAGTCAAAACTAGCAACATAATCATGCACACCGATTTGAGGCTCTTTTACATAAGCACCTTCAAATGCAGAATCTTTTTTCTGAATTGTCTTTGGCGGAACAATAATTTTTCTTTCAAACAAATAATTATAAATTATTGCATCCCACATTCGTGTCTGTGCAAACACATCATTGAAATTAGATTTAGTATCATATGCCAATGTTAATGCTAGTTCAATCAGTTTTAATTTATCTTCAAGTTTTAAAATTAACTCTACGTCTTTAATGTTATATTCAATAAATTTTTGATAATTCAATCTGTATAATTGATGTAAGTTTTCAAATTCATCATAAGAAATTTTACCTTCACCAAGTTCAACTTGAGCAATATTATCTAAACGATAAGAGTCTTGTGATTTACCACCTGGAGCATACCATCTGTACAATTCAATATAATCTAATGAAGATATTCCGTAGATATCATATTCTATCATTTCACGACCACGAACTACCATTTTTCGTTCAGTGATATATCCCCATGGTGATAAAGTTTTCATTTCACTTTCACCGAGAATTTTAGTAAACCGATTAATTAAATATGGAATATCAAAGAACCTTGTATTCCAGCCTGTAATGATATCTGGCGTGTTCAATTGCCAATCTTCTAAAAATCGTTTACATAGGTCATGTTCATTCCTACATTTGAAGTATACAACATCATCACGAGAATTATTAAAATCACCGCAACCATATACTTTCATATTACCACCAACAGTTTTTACTGCGATGGCTGTGATGGGTTCATTTGCTTTGTATGGGTCAGGAAAGCCATTGTCTGAACCGACTTCAATGTCAATAATGGCAATGTTAATCTTGGTTTGATCCCATTCAATTGCACCTTTGAATTCATCAGCAATATAGGCATATTCATAACGGGTATTTCCATAAATTTTAAAGTTATCTACATCTTTATATCGTTCAACATAATCTCTACATTCACGAATTGATTCTAAAGTAAGTTTATCTAAATATTCATTCTGTAAATTTTTCCATTCTGTAGGTTTATTGACAGGTAAAAATATAGTAGGCTTGTAAGCAATTTTAAGCTTTACAGACCTATTGTTTTTTACACCACGATAAAAAATGTTGTTACCAACACAAATTACACTAGTGTAAAAATCATTCATACTCGTACTTTATATTTTGCACTGAGAACCTTTAATGTTACCCATTTTTTTGGAATTAACATTTCACGCTCCCTAAAATCTTCAAAATTCACAGTTGGGTCATCAACTAATCCAAGCAACTCTATCTTATTATCATACTCCCTCAAAAATAAATCGTACTTGTAAGCACAACCCTTTAAGTTATTTTCTGTGGCGACCTGCATGGCGAGTTTAGATGTATTCATACTATTCCTTATTTGTTAATTACTATATTAGACCATTGTTTTAATTTTAAAAATTTATCAGTTTTCGCTCTAGTCAACCCATCGTTCGTCACTCCAATATTTTTATCTACCAACAATTCAATCATTGCTAACAAATCACCTAACTCTTCTTGAACGCAGTGAATGTTTGTGTTTTCTTTACCTGGTTTAATTTGGTCAGCTCCAAACCGAAAACATTTACTGATTGCTTGAGTAACTTCAGCACATTCCTCTTGCAAAATCAAAAGAATTTCTCTTGTATCTTCATTCATTATTGTTGTCTCTGTTATTACTTAGTTTAAATATAGAACAAATTTCATATTTTTCTATTGGAGATAGATAAATGTTTTTTGATTTTTGAGTAGGAATAATTTTAATTTCATCTACCAATTTAAATCCTTCTTGCATTGCAATTTCAACCATATCTTTGGACATATATTGATATCTCACATGGTGCCCCATAATAAAAGAAAATGCACCACTCTTGTTCAATAATTTTTTACTTGCAATAACAGTTTTTCTCCAATAACTTTCCAACCATTCTGGATAAGTTTTATATAAATCTGTTGATTGTTTATCACTTGCGCCATAAATTTCTAAATCATAATATGGTGGGCATGAAATTATGTGGTCATATTTTTTATGAATAATTTGGTCCATAATCTCACTTGGTGTACAAAAAGTTTCAATATTACATGAATTCTCTAAAAATATGTTTCTTGTTTTTTCATTCATGTCAACCCAAATAGTATGGCACTTATTTAAAACTTCAGATTGAACATCAACAATATCAACAATTTTATATTCAAAATCATTTGCAACAACAACAGGCACTCCCCACGATGCGGTTGCGAACAAAATGCTATCAGATTTAGCCGAATGATTCCTCAAACATTTTAACAAATATCTATATACATTTGGTGAAAATATAGATGCCAATTTACAAGTCTTTTTAAAAGTAACTACCATATTTGATGTTACATTTCCATTGAAAATGTCCTCAAACACCGAAGGCGCAAAAAAAGTTTTTCTAACTTTTCCAATTAATGTATCTACTACAGCCTGTTTAATTGACAGATTAATATCATTATCACCACCACAAATAACTATTTCTTTAAAACATACATTTCTAAAATAACCTGGATTATTTGATATATTTAAAATTGTGGATTTTTCACTGAATTTAACCCTGTCAATTGATTTGAATTTTTTATCAGAAAATGCAACATCATATACTTTTCCTAAAAACTCATTCAAGTGATTTTCAATAAAGAAATATATTGTATCTACAAATTTTTCAACATCGCCACCACATAATTTATATCTGATATCATTTTCATCAATATATCTATTCCATATAACATATAGATTAGTATTTTTTTTCCATTGTTCTTTTTCCATCAGAACAGAATCATTTCTTAGAAAATTTATAAATTCT